TCAGTTGCACCAGCAATATGATTAGTTGTTAGTGTTAAATGTGTATCATCTTCAATACTGGCAACAACCTTTGTTTCATCACCAATCTTGATTTGGTCACCAACACTTAATTCAGTTGTAAACAAAGTGCTAACACCAACAACATCATCAGTATCAGCAATAATAGAAACTGTACCTGTTAATTCAACTTCGTTAAGGTGTCCAATTCTTAATGCAATATCAAAAGTTTCACTAACTGCATTAGCCAACACACTTCCAATTTGATATGCATTGGTTTCAACTGGGTTCTGCATTGATATGGTTTGCATTGCTATTACTCCTTATATGCAGTTACACCAGCTGCACCAGCAGTATGATTGCTACTCAAAACAAGATTCAAATTATCACCAATGCTATTAATAGTTTTTACTTCACCAGCAATTTTGATCGCTTGTCCAACAATCAATTCAGTTGTGAACAAGGTTCCAATACCAACCACAGCATCACTAGCAGCACTGACAGTTACCGTGCCAGTCAATGCAGTTGTAATTAGTTTGGAATACAACTTTTCAATTGCATCTTGAAAGTTTGTAGCACCTAGACCAGTATCAAGATCATCATATGATAAATCAACTGCACTAGCACCACCATCACCGATTGTTGGACAGTTACTCATATTACACATCCACTCTTATTTCACCATTTTTATCAATTGCATATATGTAAATATCAATTGGCCCGCGTGCATTGACAGCTTGGCCCGGTTGATCCAATGCAACACCTTCATCACGATCAGTTGGCACACCTCCACCAGCTGGTCGCCAAGTCTGCAAGTATTCTGTTGTGGTTTCTTTGACCCAAATAAAACCACTGCTTACACCTTCAGCAACTTTTGTCCATGCACTAGAAGGTACCAAAACCAAACTAGGACCATCACCAGGGATCGGAACTGCCATTTTATTTACTCCTTTTTATTCCAAGGTGCGCTTGGCAACTCTGCATATTCCCTTGCCAGTTTTGCCCTGTTCATTGAACCATCAGATCCGTTATGGTTTCTTGCAACCCTATCTAAAGTTTGTGCGCCAATTTCAACATATGTCTTATCAGCTTTTGCGGTTTTCATTGGATCAATGTTTGGCATTGGAATTCCAACCCATGAACTAGATAACCAAGCGGCGCGCAATCTAGGATCACTCCAACCAGGGGCTTGAATTCTGCCAGCTGCAATTTCACCAGCTAACCAAGATTCATAAACAGGGTGTAAGAAATCTGCAATTAATTCTTTACGCCATATTTCAGCAACTCTCCAAAAGAGAATTAATGAAGCTCTAGATGCAGAATAACTTTCACTGAACTTCATCAACAAAACTTCTAGTGGCATACCAACTGAAGCTGAAAGATGTGAAAGGAAAGCACCAACAAACTTTTCATATGATTCAGCTGGTGCAGTATCCTTAAAGGGTTCAAGGCTTTCACCTTCTTTCAAACTGAATACACCAACTGAACCAGGAACCCTGAAAGTTGCTTCTGGTAATTCTCTTTTGGAGAGTTGCTGAAATATGGCGTAAAGAATTAATTGCAGATTTCTTACACCCTTGGTTTATTGCTTTCTTTATTTGTGCTGCTGTGAAATCAGTGAGATTTTCAAACTCTTGTATTGCATGGGCAAGCCTACTAAATCCCCTGCCTTGTCCTGCATACTCTGGATTGAATCCATGCAACATAAACTTTCTACCTGATACAATATCCTTTGCAGGTACCTTCACTAATTTGTATTCTTTTGTTTTATAATCTAATACATAAACATCATAGCTTATTTCCCTACCAGCTGCATCACGTTCAATGCCATCACTGCCAGCTTGGAAAGCCCATGAAGAAGTAATAGAGTCTCCCCTAATTTGATTAGGATCAATGAAGCCAATTTGAAGCGGATTCAATAAATTAGAATCATCAGAGTAATACAATCTAACAAAATAATCATTATCTCTTTGCTGGAAAATTTCTGCTTGTCGCTGGGCTTGATAAAATGTCGCAGTTTCATTATGTGTTGACCGTTTATCATTTGCCCACAAATCAAAAGCTTCTTCAACCTTGCTTGCCCATTGCTCTGCTTTCTCAGCTGTAATACCTAACATTTTAAATTTAGGGGTTGGATCTAATTTCAATCCAACATCAACAACAGTATCAGCAAATCGATCAACCAGTGCTTTTGCTTCTGGTGAATCCTGACAAGTTGATCTAACATTCTGTCTAAGGGTGTAATGATCTATTTGAAATCCAGCACCACTATTAGACAAACCCATAAACCACTTTGCACCAGCACCCATACCACCTAGATTTGAACTGTTATGAGATACAACAAATCTAGGTTTATTTCCTGTCATTGCATTAGATGTATTAGGATAACCAGCCTTGCTAAATAACTGGCCAAACAAATCACCAAAGAAGCTCATATGAATTACCTTCTTCTTAGGTTCAGATTAACTATCCCAGCACCTTCGAGCTTGTTATAAATTGAATCAATCTCAGCTTCCAATGAATCAATCTGATCTTTCAATGCTTCCAATTTTCGGCGTGTTGCTTCCTGTCTACCTTCACCAGAATCAAATTTATAGTTTTCAATTGGCTGTGCAATCAATGCTAGATAGGTTTCATTTGCAGCAGCAAGTTGTGCAATCTTGATTTCTAACCTTGCAATTAATCTTGCTCGCCTTGTCGTGTTCATTACTGGCATAGTATCCCTATAATCCTATAATCTCAAATACTTGTCAAGCATTACTACTTGACAAAAAACCAGGGGTCAAAGACCATCGAATGCAGCCTTTCGTTTCCCCTGAGAGGTTACCCACCACAGAGCTTCCATCGGGTTTTGTGGTGGGGTTTGTCTAGCCAGCATTGCTAGTAATGGCGCGGCTTATAGCCTGTAACACCATCTTGCTGTTGATGGTCTGAAGCTGTACAGCAGTCGCGCCTTTGTCCCTAGCAGCCAGCCTAAGCTTCATCACTTCAGCATCTAGGAATACATCGGAAGCACACAGATTTAGCACCCTGAGATCCAATGCTTCATTACGTCTACCACTTGGACAATAGAAACTTCCATCCGCTCTTTTCTCTTCAGCTGTCAGCATACGAAAATACTTTTCGCTATAGTCCATTGGAAACGAGCAATAGCCCGGTTTCTGATAACCAGTATCCTGATATGGTATCTTCAGATTGTTGTATACTAAATTCTTATAATAATTAGTTGACACTTCACACAAGGTCAAATCAGATGCAACCTTCACTAACTTAAACCGCTTGAAGGTGTGTGTTGTAATGCTATCTCCTTCATCACTCTTCTTCTTTTTGAGCAATGAAAAACCCTTAGATGGAAACGTATTTTGCCAACCACCAGTAAAACGGTAAACGGTATCGGCGTGCATACCATCACCAGAATCAACCAACACCAATCTTGGTTCAAATACAGCACCATCTTTTCTTTCATACTTAAACCCATCTTCTAACCAATGCTGTGTTAACTTGTCCCATGCACCATCATTAGGATCGTCAATTGCACCTTCAATCACATAATAAGCAATGCTCCAAGTTCTGTACCCTAGACCATGTGCACACACTTCAACTTCTAATCTTGCTGGGTTATTCTCATCACGTTTAACACCACGTTGCACATCAATAGCCATTGTAAGAAACAAAACTTTATCTGATGGTATTGTCCGGGATTTGTATCCACCACGTAATTCAATTACCTTTTCCAGTGATGGACGTGCACCAGTTTGCCTATATGGTTCACCAAGATATAGATTAACAAATGAACGCATACCATCAGGTTTCTCTTGTGCTTCTAAAAATTTTGCATACAGTTCAAACCATGTGAGCATTCCAACGGGTGAATACAATGATGAAAGATGGTAACTTCTTTTGTATGGTGAATTAGAAGTTGAAGTTGGTTCCCATCTTCCACGTTTATACATCATTGTTTTGTGATGGTTTTTTATTGGTTCCTTACATCCATCACACAAATAATATACATCTTGCAATACACCAGCTTTGGTTTCTGCTTTCATTCCAGAACTAGAATCATCATTCCCCCAAACAAGCGGTTGAAATTTTCCGCAATGCGGGCAAGGGATCATAAACAATCTTTGATCACCATCTAGGTAACCTTGATAGATTAATGAACTATCAAAAGTTGTTGGTGTAGAAAAGTCAAATACCTTTCTTCTATGTGCCCATGCATTAGTTCTTACATAAGAAACGTCTAGATAATTTCCTTCACCAGATAATAATTGTGGTGGTGCACCGTCAATTTCATCACGAACAAGAATCCTTTTTGAATCGGCTCTAAGGCTGGCTGCACTTTGAGCTGATGCCATATCCAATGTTCCACCAACAAACTCTTTTATAAAAGTCTTATCACCACTTCTTCTTACTTTTGGGTTTCCACTTTGAGCAAATATCTTTGGACGAATACCACAAGAATCAATTAATGGTTCAAGTCTTTTGGTTGCCCAGCGTTCAAGCAATCGATCTGTTGCACTGATAAATAATATCTCAGCTGGGCTTTCATCCATCCAATATGCAACAACGTTTTCAGCTGATGCAGTTGCACCAATCTGTGCAGCCTTCATCCAAACCCATGGGGTCTAGTGATTGGTTTTCTATTATTCTCTGCAATAAGAAATGCAATATCAGATTCAACTAGCATTATCTAAATTCTTTCCTAGTTTATCTGCACCATATTTAATCAGATAGTCATTAAAAATTCTTTGAATATGGGCAAGTGATCTGAATACTTCTTTTTCAATCAGCTGGTTTATTGCCAAAATACAATCAGGATCATCACTTGAACATATTGCAGCAGCATCAGTTGCTAGTTTATCTCCAAGTGTTCTTAACTCATTTACATCAATCAAATACAATTGGGCAAAAATATTTCTTATGGTATGTCGCGGAAGAAGCTGATTTCGTTCTTTTCGATTTGCGATTTGTAGTTTAGTAACTGCCTGTCTGGATTTTTCCAAGTCAAGACTTGTTTTATCTCGGACAAAATCCCCTGTGATTCCATCTTCATCACCAAACAAATCTTGAATTTCTTCATCAGATGTTTTGCTAGGCTGCTTTTTACTGGAAAGCTTTTCAGATTTTTCTTCATCATGTGGTGTTTCCTCGCCTAATAGATCTGCAAAGTCTGCTTCAATCTCTGATCTAGTGCGTTTCTTTTGCTTTTCTTTTTTCTTTTTTGTTCTTTGTACTCTTTTTTTCTGTGTTTCTGTTAGCAATTTTGCTTTCAGATTTTCCATATAATATCTATTGGTAGGGTGGCGGGGGTCTATTCCTTTAACAGTCTTTGTTAAACGCCCGTCCTTGATCGCAATGCAAACCGCTGCTGGCGTAATACCTAACAATTTCGCAAATTTAGCTTGGCTCATATATTCAA